TAGATTTCCTACGTACTGCATCTATGCGTCGTATGGGTCGTGCTATTGACAAGGCTCTATTACGCGGCGACGGATCCCTAAGTGGATTTACTGCTTCTCCAACCAATGCTATTACAGCAGGAACTGGTTACGCAGCAGTATTTAAAGGAATTGCAACCTTAGCTAATGATATCTCTGGTCTACGTGTTCAGACCGGCGGTAACTCAACCAAGGTAGACCCAACAAAAATCGCTAGTGCACGCGCAGTACTAGGTAAGTACGGACTACAACTTGGAGACCATCTAGTTTATCTGACTACAATTGAAGGATACAACGAGTTAGTATCTAACTCAGATTTCCGTACTGTTGATAAGTTTGGTCCAAACGCTACTTATCTAACGGGCGCTCTAGGTGCTGTATATGGAATTCCAGTTATGATTACTGAATTCCTAGACGTAGTAGGTGGAGCAGATCGTCACATTGGTCTACTAGTTTACAAGCCAGGATTCTTAGTAGCAGAGCGTCGTGCGATGGAAATTGAGAGTGAATATGATCCACGTCGTCAAGTAACTGCAATCTACATGAGCACTCGCCTAGACATGAAGGCACTAACAACTAATAATAGCTCAGCTCTAGATGCATCTAAGTACTCTATGGCAGCAGTTCTACGTTCAGGCGCGTAAGGTTAGGTAACAGGGGTAGGTAGTAGAGATACTACCTACCACCTATAAGGAGAAATTAACATGGCAGGAGCCGGTCAAAAATTTATCCATTTAGTGGATGCGGAACTAAGCCAAAATGCTCAGTATAAGACTTTTGGAGATATTCCTTCACATGCGCTAAATTTCGGAACCACCATCCAGTTCCTTCCTGGAACTTATGAGATGGGAACCGTCAATGCTGATAGCCTAACCTTTGAAGGTATAGGCAATCGTAACGACGTAATTTTAGCAAACCTAAACTTAGGTTCAGCTACAGCTAATACAATAACTTTTAGAAACTTAACTCTACATGGAAGCAATCCAGCGGCAGCAAGTGGAAGCAATTCTATTGCTATTACAGACGGAGCTACAGGTACTGTATCTTTCAGACAAGTTGTATTTGGAAACGCAGATTTTGCTATAGATAATCAAGGTCGTGCAAATTTCCTAGAACTACATTATTGCCGTGGTAATACAGATAGAGGTATTCGTTCTAACTCAACTGCTTCCGCAAATATTTGGTTTAGCGTTATCAATGCTAGTTCAAATGTGTACTTTACCGCGCTAAATAACGACGCAACAAGACCTTTTAGAATTATAGCCAGCCAATCGCCTGGTAGTAATTCTCAAAATTCGGTAAAGACAGTATCTGCCCTACTTTCATAATAGGTGTAGAATAAACTATATATGAGAGGCGGCTATTAGTGATAATGGCCGCTTCTTTTTTTAGGGGAGAAAATGGCAAATTATGTAACTCTCGCAGAGGTAAAAAACTATCTTAAAATTAACAGCACAGAACACGATGCTAGATTATCTAATTTGATAACTTTTGGCTGTTCTGTAATTGAGAGTTATTGTGGTAGGACTTTTTCTTCTGCTACTTATACAGAAGTATTTGACGGAGGTACCTCTAGTATTTTTGTTAAAAATATACCTGTCAATAATGTGCATCAAGTTTTAGAATTTGATGGAACTTCATACCAATTTTTAGAAGGTCCTACTCCAGATGGTTCTATTATAGATAGAGGAGGTGTGTCTAAAAGTATTTCTTCCTTTAATAATTTTATACTTAGTAATCGTTACTATAAATTTGGAACTACAGCCGGAAAATTTGATGGAACTTCTAGCTATTTAAGCACTGCTGACTCTGATGATTTTTGGTTTGATACGTCATCTTTTGCAATTGAAGGATACTTTAGGTTTGATAACTACACCTCTAATCAAGTACTGGTATCACAAGTACAAGATTCAAATAACTATTGGAGATTTTATTATGACCATCTCTTAGGTATAAGATTTGAATGTGTAAGCGGTAGTGTAATTATAGCAAACGTGTGTCACGGAGCTAATACAGATTACTCTGCTAATCAGTTCGTGCATTATGCAGTATCGCGAGATAATTCTAATATTTGCAGAATTTTTAGAAACGGAAATAGACTTGGTAATGAAGTAACTATATCTAATACTATTCCCAATTTTTCTGCTTCTCTTGAAGTAGGTAGACAAAATTTAACGCAGACTAATTACTTTAATGGGTATATGGATGAATTAAGAATATCTTTATCTGAACCTAGATTTACAGCTAATTTTACTCCTCAGTCTTATTCTTATTCTCCAGACAATTACTCTGTTTTATTGCTCCATTTCAACGGGGCTAAAAACGCAACGTCTACAAGTGATTCCTCTAAAGCTAGAGAGCAATATGCCTGGTATCCTGAGACTGGTGAGTTTACTAAGAATGTGGGAGAAGACACTGGTAGAGAAACTTTAAGTATTCTTGGAGTTAAAAAATATTTCAATTACGCTAGAGGTCTTAAAATCACGTATAATGGAGGATATGACACTGTTCCTTCTGATCTAAAATTAGCTACACTTGATTACGTTAAGGAATTACATAAAGGTATTGAAAGTAGAGGAGTCTCTCTTCAAGGAGAAAGTATGACTGCTTTTGAATTTACAGGAGGTTTTGCTCCTCATATACGTCGTGTGTTAGATCTTTATAGGATTGTAATGTAATGACTAATTTTAAAATATTTTACTCTCAAATATATGATCCTGATATTTTAGAAACATATGCAAAACTTATTAGTTATCCTGATACTAGAGAGGGAAGATCTGCTAAAGCCACAATTAGAAGAGCGGAGCTTGAACCTGAAATTTTAAAATATTATAATAAATTTAGGTCTGAAAATATGCAATTTAGACCAGGCGCTGGTCCTGAACCAGATTTAGTAGCAACAGACTGGGACATTGATATTAAAGCCAAAGAAGCAGCTATAGAAAAAACAGGTCTAGGTATTACTATCGGCGGTGCCGGCATTCAGTTTACTAGCTTAATACAAGCCTTAAGAGAACAAAAGGAAGATGTAAATAAATTATTACGTCTTGCAGGTACTAAAACTTTAAATATAAGAGACCAAGAAAGTTTAATAACGAGGGCAGTCGCTAGAGGAAAATTGCCAGGATTTCAAGCACTAAGAACGCAGTCGGACCGCCTAACAGGAATTATAACAGAATCTGGACAGGCTATAGTTAAAGGCAAAGACAAAAAGCTTTGGGCTGACTTACTAAAAAGTCGTCCAGAGTTTAGCTTTGAAACAACGGAAGAAAGTTTAACAGAAGTTGCCCGCGTATTACAAAAAAAATCTACTGACGATCTAATTAGCTTTTTAGAGACTAAGCAGCCTAAAGCATATGCGAATCTTAAACGAAAAAGTAAAAACGTCTTGATAATGTATCCAGAAGTTTCCGGCGGTACAAACACATCTATATCTGTGAATTCTTTAAAAGTAGCTCAACTAAGTTTTGAGGGAGATAATTATTTTACTGGTAAAACCTTTGATATTAAAGTAAGAGCACGCTCTTCATCTTCTATAACTTTTTACCCTTATGTTAAAAGCTCAATCGAATCAAAAATTATACAAGATTTATCTGAAATAACTCAAAAATTAGGACAATTACCTATTGTTGATAGCTTTTCTAGATTTGAAAAGGATTTACAGTCCTTTGAGAGTAAAAAAGAGTCTGCTAAATTAGAAGGTCTTACTTGTGTTACCAAAACAGCTATTCTGGGACAAGGAACTCCTGGGAGTATACCACAAGGAGCAGTTCAGGCTATAGCACGTCGTAAAAGCTCCGCTTTTACTAGTAGAAAAGCTAGTATTAGAAGTATTCTTAGAGAAACTAGAGAAGCTACTACTTCAATAGGTGATTTTGTTACAGATGAGCAAATCACTGCTCTTGTTAAAAGAGAGATGTTGCGTAGAATGCCTATCGGTCCTGTCGGTGGCCCTCCTCTATCCCCAAGAGTACTAACCTATAGGACTGGAAGATTTGTAAATAGTACTCAGGTGTTTGCAGATATTGAAAGAAAACAGATACAATATTTCTATAATCCAATATATAGTGTTCATGAGAAAACTTCCAGAGATCCTCGTAATCTTATGCGTGCTTCTATTAGTTCTGTTGCTTTAGTTTTATTTAAACGGCGTTTTAATATCGTAAAAACTTCACAAGAAGGTAAAGATGGCTATTAGCAGAAGAAGAGATATAATACTTTATATCAGAAATCTGTTAAGACAAGAAGTTAGAGGATACTTTGATGGAGCCATACTAGAAGAGACAGAAGAAGCTCAAATTATGGCAGAAAATGACGATGCTCTAGCTAATGAAGATATAGTAACGCGTTATGACTATAAACGTAGTGTTTTTAAAAACGTCTTTAATGGTTTAAAATTCTTAGATCAGATAAATGATTTCCCAAGTATATACATACAGGCAGGTCAAGAGGTTTATAACTATGATTCTAAAACCGCTACTATAGGGGTTTTAGAATTAATGATCAGAGTGTATGCTTACGAAGAAAATGGTATACACGCTTTAGAAGATATTGTAGATGATGTAGTACACGTCTTAGAAAGAATAAATTTCTCTCAAGATCATAGAATTATCAATTGTAGGGTAATAAGCGTTGATACAGATAATGGCCTTCTTGATCCTTACGGACTGGGAGAAGTATCGGTAGAAGTAACTTATGATGTGGAAGACTAATGGGTACAAGTAGAAAAAGACTTATTATTCAAGAAATAATTAATAACTTAAAGCTAATAAACGGAGCTACTGAGAACGTACCAAACTCTCCTAGAAGTCCTTATACGTTTACATCAAATGTTGCTGGTAATGTTTATGACAGACTTGAATATTTACCTAATATTAATGATTTTCCTAGTATATTCTGCTATCCCATCTCTTCTGAGACGCGTCGTAGAATTAGTAATGCGGAGACATACTGTACTTTTTTATTAGAAATAAGGGGATATGTGCAGGGAGAAGATCCTATACTTTTATCTTCTGATTTAGCTCAAGATATTCAATATGTAGTAGATTCTATTAAATACAGACCCTCTGCTCAATCTTTAAATATAGTAGAATGTAGAACAGAGTCTTTGGCTACCGATGAAGGGTTATTAGAGCCTTATGGGTTAGCAGAGGTAAGAGTATTAATAGTATACTTACAAGATTCTAACATTTAAAATTTTTATTATTTGCGCTCTACAGTACTAGGTGTTACTATTAGAAAATAAGAGGGACCTTGTAACTTATAGAGTTGCACTAAGGAGTTAATTATGGCACAGAGTTTGAACCTTCAGAGAAATAGTGAAGTGTTCCTTTCAACCGTTAACCTACAAGGAGGAGCTGTGCTTACAGCCATGACTCCTCGTAACACTTGGAAGTTAGAAGTATTAGCAGGATTTGCTATGTCGCAGTCTGCTGCTACTCAAGACATTACGGCTATGGAAACTGGTATTACCCCAGATCGTTCTAGCCAAAGATTTAAGACGGCTATTAATCCCGTAGAGTGGAACCTTCAGACATATTTAAGGCCTACAGGTCTAGATTCAAATGTAGGATTTGTAGCTCATAATGCTTCAGGCTCCGCTAATTCAAAACCTGTTGCAGATTGGTATATGTGGCAAGCACTTATGTCAAACATAGCTGCTGCTTCTGGCACAGGGGCAAGCTCGCAAGAACAAAGCGTATGGCTGGGTGCCGGTACCCTAAGCTCGGCACAAAGAGCTTCAACAGCTAATACTTTTGCGCATAATTCAAACTACGGCTCTGCTGCTGAATATCATCTTTATTTTAAACTTGATAACGTAGTTTATCAGATTGCTAATGCTGTAGTTAACCAGGCGGTAGTGGATGCAGCTATAGATTCTATTGCAACTACTACATGGTCAGGTCTAGGAGGCACTCTTCATGAGCTAACTAGCACTACTAGAGATTATGCAATTTCAGTATTTGGTGGAACCTTAACTACAGGAGCTACTGCTACTGCTAACGCTAATTATGTAGCTCTTCAAAGCCTTGCTGCTTATCATCCATATGCAACATGGAATGTATCAGCTGCCGGTGCTGCTGGTACTGCTAGCTTCATTAAAAATAGACTGTCTACAATTAATGTTCAGCACCAAACTGCTGCCGGTACTTCTACTACTTATACATTCCCAGTTACAGCATTATCTCTAACCTATAATAACAATATTACATATTTAACTCCTGAAGAAATCTCAGTAGTAAACTCACCTATTGGTCAATTTGCTGGAGCAAGAGAAGTAACTGGCTCATTTACTGCTTACTTACGTGCTGGGACAGGAGATTCTGCTCAGTTCTTAAGAAATCTCGTATCAGACACACGACCAGCTCCTATTCAGGTATCTAATGCTAACTTAATTGTCGGAGGCACTACAGCCCCGTTCGTAGCATTTAGTATGCCGGCTGTAAGTTTTGACATTCCAACACATGGTGTCGAAGACATTATTACTGTAGCCGTTAACTTTAAGGCTCAAGAACCAGCAATCTCGGAAGGAGACGGTGGCGAAATAACAATTGTTGCTAAAAAGTAATTAGCTAGTTGAGGGGCTAGTTAATCTTACTACAAAGGCGCTTACTGCGACAAGCTTTCGGAAATCCCCTCACCCGATCGTGCGTCGATAAAACAGTAAGCGCCATTTTATTTCATAAAATATGAGGAACCATGTCTAAAATTAAATCACTACTTGTATCTGGAGACAAGACTATCGAAGTAGATTTTCCAGAAATTGATGGGTTTACAGTTACTCTAAGTTATATTCCTAGAGAAGACCTCCTAAAGATTAGAAGCCAGGCACTTGTTTATAGATTCAATAAACGCACTCGCCAGAGGGAAGAGGAGGTGGATAATGACAAGTTTATTGAAGCTTATAGCGAACGCGTAATCAAAGGATGGCGCGGGCTAAGGATAAAACATCTTCCCAAACTATTACCGGCTAATATTGCACATCTTAACCAGGAAGAAGAAATTCCATATTCTCAAGAAGAAGCACTAGATCTTCTTAAGAATAGTACTATCTTTGATCAGTTTATTACAGATACTGTCAACGATATTGAAGCGTTTTCATCTAAGAAAAGAGAAAATGAACTAAAAAACTAGAAAGATACCTCTTCGAGCATATTGCTGGAGGAGGTATCACAAAAGAACAATATTTCATGATCTGTGAACAGATGGGCACAGAACCTGATCCTGATTACGTTCCTGTAGAGCCTGATGAGCTTAGTATTGAGTCTCAACAGGCTTTACTTATATTCTCAGTATTACCTGATATGGTTGAAGGTATGAACGGCATATGGTTAGGAAAGAGTTTTTCTGGTATTGGAGACATCTTTGATTTCTATAAAATAGATGATAGACGACGTGTATTTGAACTGTTAGTATATATCATTAATACATATTCTAAACACCATGAAAAGCAAAGAGAGAGACGTAAATAGGAGTTGATGTGGCACGAATTATAAATCAGATTATAACTACCTCCACAGCTAAAGGATTTAAAGAGACCGGTCAGCAGGTAGAAGATCTTAGTAAGAAACAAACACGCCTTGCTAACGAGTCTACAAATACCGGTCGCGCTTTTTCTGCTCAGGCCAGTGGTCTCGGCGGTCTAGTTGCTGCCTATGCAGGCGCCGCTGCTACTACCTTTGCTTTACAACAGTCATTTAGCGCATTATCTTCAGCCGCTCGTGCCCAAGCCTTGATAGAAGGCGTAACTTCCATTGCTCAATCTTTAGGTCAAAACGGTCCTAAAATGATATCTACCTTAAAAGAAATTACTAGAGGTCAGTTATCTATAGCAGAAAGTGCTCAAAATATAGGTATTGCTCTTTCTGCGGGTCTTGCGGGAGATCAAATCGAGCAACTAGCAGATATTGCAACTCGCGCGTCCAAAGTACTTGGTAGAGATCTTACTGATAGTATTCAAAGACTTGTGAGAGGTGTTGGTAAACTTGAACCAGAACTTCTAGATGAACTTGGTATATTTACTCGTATCGAGCCTGCTGTTGAACGATACGCAGCTCGTTTAGGCAGGGCAGCTTCTAGTCTTACTAATTTTGAACGTCGTCAAGCATTTGCTAATGCTGTTATTGAAGAAGGTACCTCAAAATATAGAAACGTAGATACGTCAGTAGCAGACAGCTCTCAAAATCTTAATAAGCTGGCTGCTAATTTAACTGATCTAGCTACTAAAATAGGACAAACTTTAGTAAATATGATTGATCCTATTATATCTTTTTTAAATAAAGATATTACTAATTTAGCAGGACTTTTAGTACTTTTAGGTACTTTAATATTTAGTAAGCTTGGAGAAGTAACTAAACAGGGCATTAATAATTTTACTCAAAATATAGATAAGTTTGCTGCTAATGTTACTAATAGATTTACGCAAACCTCTAAAGCTGCAGAATTATTCTCTCAAAAAGCTCTAGAGGCTCAAAGAGCTGCTCTTGATATAACTTCTTTGAGAAGTCTTGCAGGACCTGGAGCTGAATCTAGTGAAACTAGAGCTGCTATTAGGCGTATAAGAGAAGGGAATATTGCACCTTCTGAGATACCTGCCTTACAAGCTACTCTTAGAAAAACTATAGCTAGTGAAGAAGTGGTTAGTAAAAGTAAACTCAAAGGGACTGCTCTAGACACTGCTCCTCCTACCGCTAGAATGATACAGTTAGAAAATTTGGTGTCTAAGTTAGGAGAAACTTCTCAGGCTGCTAGCCCTAAAGTTACTGCACTAGGTGGGGCTATTACAGGAGTAGGACGGGCAGTTTCTATAGCCGCTACCGGTATAGGAAGATTTTTAGGTGTATTAGGTAATATAGCTATGGGCTATGCTATATTAGACTTTTTTGCTACGCTAGTATCACTTATAACTGGCATTGAAAATCCTCTTAATAAGATGTTAGTTGGTGTAAGTAAATTATTTTCAGATCTTGTTGAAAGATTTACTGCTACTCGTAGAGCTAATGACGCTTTTTTAGGATCTTTTACTCAAGGAGAGGATGATATTAAAAAGAGTGCTGCTAGCATTGAACTGTACAATAAAGCTTTGCAAACAGCTAACGATAGTTTTAAGAAAGTGGTTAGTGCTAGAGAAATTATTACGGTTGATGAGTCTAGAATACTGACACGAACAGAGGCAGAGGCAGAAGCTACTCAAGCTTTCAGATTAGGTAAAGAGCAAGAGAATTTACAACAAAGAGAAAAATTAGTAAAATCTTTTAATAACGCTCAAACTGAAAGTGAAAGAGAACAATACTATTTAGCTATACAACTGTTGGATAAAAAAGCAACCGCATACTTTGAGTATTTTGATAAGGTCGCAGCGGCTAACGGTAGATTTACCAAAGATTTAGAAGATAAATTAACGAAAGTTCAAATAGCGGCTTTAAATAAGTTAGGAATAAGTTTTGCGGACAGTAGTAAACTTGAACAAGAGGGGCTTATTACTCTTAATAAAAACAACGAATTAGTAATAAAGGTACTAGATAATATGGGTGCTACCGTAAGCAAAGAGACTCAAACCCTAAAATATTTAGACGATAATGGTTTTAAACCGCTAGCTAAGTCTTCTTTATTAGTCGAGACAAATATTATAAAATTAAGTAGAGCTATTTCGGAAAATGGCATAAACGCAGATGTATTGTCTGGTTTTATTGCTAATCTTAAAAAAGAACAAGATAGTCTAGGTAACGCTTTTTTTCATATTAATCCACATCTTAGTGGTTATGGAGAAAGGTTAAAAACTGTTATAGAAAGATTTTCTATCTTAAGAGATGAAGTAGTAAAAACTGAACAAGACCAGAAAGATTTAAATGATGTGTTCGGAAGTTCTATTAA